AACAATATCGCCTCCGCTCCCTCCTTCTACAATAGCTACATCAAACATTAGTATCCGAATTTCATTGTTGAACCCATTTTTATATTAATCAAATTGTTATCCGACTGAGTATCTATTCTATTTTTCGTTTCGTTTTTAATCGTAAGTGTAGAATTTTGATTCTGATTCACAACCCCATTCATTGCCTGTCCTCTGGATTGTTGATCTTCTTCTGCTGCGCTCAAAGGCGTCACAAGGTTTCTTGTTGGGGCATCTGTGGATTCGATGCCTAATCCCAAATCTGACCTAAATGATTTTAATCCGCTTGCCGAATCTTTAGCCCAATCGAACCCAGTAATATCTGCAATTATACTCATGATTTGTTCCAGGGGCTTCAATATAACATCGAGCAAAACTTTTCCAATTGCCACCAAGCCACTTAAAATTCCATCATTTTTAAATGCATCCATTACCATCTGCCAATTGTCTCGAAACGACATTACTAGACTAACTAGAAATCCAAAAGGACCAAGCAAAAGACTCATCGCTGCACCCCATTTATCCCAATGATATACCACCGCAATAACCAATGCTATGAGTGCCACAACCGCAACGATGATAATTCCGATTGGATTAGCTGTCATTGCTACGTTTAACGCCCATTGCGCGGCCTCTACAAGCCAGATTGCAATGCTTAACAGGTTCATGAATGTAGTTGTAATGCCAATAATTATAGAAGCCGCTTTCATTGCAATAAGCAATCCTATGTAAATCTTAAATACAGTAACAATCGTTGACCAGTTGTTATAAATAAATACAGCCGCCTTATAAAGGGCAGTGGCAAACTTAACTGCACCTGCCAAGAACTCTTTGAATTTGGTTGCAATTAATTCTTTGTTCAGCCCAACCCATGTGCGAATTTTGCCAGTTATTTCAATAGCTTTTAGCGCAAATTCTTTTGCCATTGGTAATAATTCCTTACCAATAGATGCGGCTGTCATTGATACATTATCTTCTAACGTGGATGTTATACCACTAAATGTTTCTGAGGCCGTAATCATTCCTTTGTAGAATAATCCACCTTTTGAACCCATTTGCTCAAATGTTTTTGTAAGCATTTCAACAGGGACTTTGCCTGCTGTAATCATTTTAAATAACTTTGCAGTGCCCTTTGTTCCTTCTCCTAGATTCATAGCCTTTGCCATTTGTGAGAATATAGGAACACCAGCTTCTGCGATAATATTTAATGATTCAAGCGTTACTTTGCCTTTTAATAAAGCCTTCGTATATCCAAGCGTAATTCGTTGCAACTTATCTACACTTCCACCTGCGGTATCCCCAAGCAATCTAAAAGTAGACACAACTTTGTTCAAATCCCCATCCATTAAAGGGAGAAGCGAACTTGCAACACTGCTCAAGTCTTCAAATCGAAACGGAGTAATGGCCGCTTCTTTATTTAGCATTTCAACTAATTTAGTGGCCTTGGCAGCACTACCTAAAACAGGAGTAAAAAACGCTTCTGCATTCTCTATTTTTGAAGCTTCATCAATAAATTTTTTAACTGCAAAAGTTGCTAATCCCATGCCAGCAACAACGCCACCAGCAACAACATTCCCACCCATTGCAGAAAATGTATTATCTAGCTTTCTTTGCGTCTTATGAGCCTTTGATGTGAACGCATCTAGTGATTTACCCATACCGATAACTTTAGTAGAAAATTTATCTACTGCGGTAAAAATGGTTGGTAATGTAAATGCTTTCATTGTCCTTTTTTATTTTTTTCTTTGGAATGAATTCTTACGTCTTCAGCCCAAAACATTATGCCTTCTTCGTCTATCTTGTCACAAAAAAGGCAGCTGATTTGATCTGGCTGCCAATGATGTTCTCTTACTACGTCTTTAATCCAAATGGATAAATTTTCTTCGTTTATTTCATATGGCTTGTCGCAAATTTCTACTACACAAAAAAAACCGCAACAGAACGAGCAATTTTAATATCTTCTTGGTCAAGCTCTGTAATAATACCTGAATTTTGGCCTGTCAAAGCGCAAATGTGAGCGTATATCATTGCATTGCCATCTCCAGCTTTTACGCCAGATAGGTAAGGTTTTAATTGCTTAGGGTTCAATCTGAATTTATAAACCAATTCGGTAATAGATTCACCCAAACCGATAGGCCATTTAAGCGTATGCGTAAACGTATTATCTTCGTTCAACGTCAAATCGCCTTCAGAAATATATTCAGCTAATGCCTTAATAAATTCTGAATGTTCTTCTCGTTGTGATGCACTAATTTTTTTTGCATCCAGCCATTTTTCAACTTCTAATACTGCTTGTTCTTTTGAAACTCCGCCCGTGATTGCTGGAATATTTTTATCTTTACTCATAAATTAAATAATTTGTGTAAACGATCCTGAAGCAACTTTTAAATCAAACACAGAAGTATTTGCATTAGCCTCATTCAAACCTACTGGAATTCCCAAACCTTGGTAAACACGCCCGTTCGCAACTGTGAACGTCCATGTTGCAGATACAGAAGAAGCTCCTAAAGACTTCATTGTCTCAAAAGTCTTAACTTGCATATCATTAACCGCAACAACTTTAAAAAACCCTCTTTTCCGATTCAATTGCTGAATCATTTTACCCGAACCATCAATTGCATCATCATCGTCAGCGGTTTCAAAGCCTCCTATGTTAAATGTTGAATCTTCATTTGCTTTTGGGTATACAACACCCTGCCCTATTGTAGGGTGGTTATATGTAACCTCTATTATATCACCGCCAACCGCCATGTCTATATTTATTTAATGTTAAACGCTTCCGTTGTTGAAACCTGCTGTAGCCGTTGTACTTACTATTCTTGCAACGCCTGAACGCTGGTAAGAGAATTGAGTATCAAGTCTATTTGAGTTTGTTGAATTTATTGAAACAGATATTGAGTCTTTCATAAACTGAGCGTTTACAATCAAGCCTCTATTAACTAATTGGTTTGCAATTCCACTTACTACCGCCTTCCAAGTTTTAGGCTTAACAACCTTAGAGCTTGAAACAATGTCCGCATCATTAGCTAATACCGCACCTGAAAGATACTGTTGAACTAATAAATAATACGTGTAATATACGTTCATATCTACACCCATTAAATCACGTGGGTATCTGAATTGTGGTGGAGTTTCCCCTACTGGGTGGTATGTTGTAACAAAGTCTTGAATAACATATTTTCCGTTAACCAAATCAACCGTAGAGCACCCTTTTTTAACAATATTATTTCTATTTGTGAAATCAGACATTGTTGAAATAGAGTTTGGCGTTGGCATATCTGGGTATGAATATCCAGCAACGTCCAACTCTGGAGTATTTTGCAAAATGTTTGCAAATAATACAACCATGTTTGCAGCCGCTTCCATTGGAAGTCCTGCCGATAAAGGAGCTGGAGCAACCGCATTGGTTACTTGCGTTAATCTAGTATCTGTTAAAGATGAAGGGTCTGCTAGTGTAGACCCTGCAATTGCAATGAACGGCTTAACGATTAAAGCGTTAAATCTTCCTGTTGGATTAGTGTTTGAAGGAACACCGTTGAAGTTTTCAAGTGCTGTTAAAACGGTGTTATTTAATCCGTAAGAATTTAAAACAATAGTATTCCAAATGTTCCCAAAATTAGCTAATTGTGGAGTTACATCCGGAGTTCCAATAGCGGAAATCCCTGGAGTAACTACATAAGTCAATCCTAGTGAATTTCCATTTGTATCGATAGATACCACTAAGTCGTCGGCTGTTGCACCCGACCATTTAGATGTTAATGTTGTTCCGTAAGGAGTAGTAACGGCTGTTACGGGGCTTCCTAATACGTTATTTACAATTGCATAAATATATCCTGCAATTTGAGTCAAAGAATCGCCTGCTTGAATATTCAGTGCATAGGTTTGTCCATCTACGCCTGCACGTCCTGCTATTTTCAGGTAGTGTGTACCGTTATTATTAGCAACACCAGAGCTTGCAATTTGAAATGTCTTAGCAGTTGCACCAGCGGCCGCCGCTTGTGGATAAAACCACACAGGAGCTTGAATGCCGCCTCCAGATTTTGGAAATAATATTCGTGCGATAATGTATGCAGGCGAACCGTAACCGTACGCTTGACCAACCAATTGGGCATTGGAAAATTGCTGAGGGATTAAGCTTAATGTTGATTGATTGGCATCGTTTGCCTCTGCAAAAACAGCCACCCTCTGAGGCAGATTGGGCGAAACGGTGTTAAAATTGGCGGTATTTAGTAAGTATCCTACAATTTTTGATACCCAATCTTGTGGAACAGCGTTTGAAATTGCCATATTATATAGTGCTTCAGTAATAATTTTCGATACTAAATACCTATTATTACATTTTAATTACTAAATTTGTAAGGTTATAACATATAATTATGATTGAAAAAAACTTTTTAAAGATCTATCAAATTTATTTTAATGAAAGTCAGCTTTCAGAATTGTCTTACGAGCCTTATTTGAATAACGACTGTACGCCTTTTTTTGAGGCATCCGTAATGCGTGATTTAATTGAAAATGACAAACATTTAGATAGTCGATATTTTGGAATATTGCCTCCTAAATTCGAAGAAAAAAAAGACTGGATAAATAAACATCATTTTGGGCTGTCTCATACCGATAAAAACAAAATGTTAGACTTATCATCGGACCATTCAATGAAGAAAGGAATTAAAAGTGCCGATGTTATTTCTTTTACGCGTCAAATAAAGTTGGATCCAATTACCAAAATTGAGTGGATGCACAAAAACATTGATGTTTATTTCAAAGAAATAATGAATAAAATTGGATATGATTGGAGGCCTACTGTGTTTAATCATGTTATTTATTCTAATTTATTTATTGCAAAATCGGAAATTTACGAGATGTTCGTTAAAGAAATGTTAGCCCCTGCAATGGATGTAATGATGGGAATGCCGGAACTTTTTGGAAATTCTTGTTATCCAAAAGAGCTTTCTAAAGAATTAAAGTCTAAATTTAACTGCGAAGATTACCCATACCATTCTTTTATATGCGAACGAATGATGTCATACTATATACATATTCATAATTTAAACTGTAAGCACTTTTAAAATGGAAAACAATATAACTGTAACTATTCCTATTGAGTTGTATAACGAGCTATTGTCCTACAAAATAAACTTGGACGAAGCATTTAAAACAAAAAGTATTGCTATTGTTGAATGTAAATTCTTATTGAGGGGTAGTGGTTACTTTTATAAAATCATCACTAAAGATGAGTGTGTTGAGAATTTAACAAAAACTAACAATGACTTATCTGAAAAATGCAATAAGTTTGGCGAAGAATTAAGACAGAGAGACAGCAAAAAGTACCACTCTATGTCATACCCAAATCAAGTAAATGAAAGCATAGGAATTAAAGGCTTCTGGAATAGATTGAGATGGTTTTTATCATTATAACAACATGAATATACTCGTAAAATTTCCAACTCGATCACGTCCTGAATTGTTTTTAGAAACGCTAAAGGGATACATTGAAAATGCAGACGACAATAGTAATATTTCCTATTTAATATCTTGCGATTCGGATGACT